CTCATAAGATTCAGGAGGTCGTTCCACTGCTTTCGTTCAAGCGCGATAGATTGGGCCTGTGAAGATATGTCTATCTGGAATCTATATTCCCCTGCGGCAATTTCATCTGACACAGCCACCCATTGATCCGCTTGTTCGTGGATGAGAAAGAGTCTCTCAGGACGGTACTGTACAGTTAGTTGCCAGAACTTCTTTGCCACTCGCACTTGGAAGTCTGCCAGCAAGTTACCCCTGCGAGCCTCCCTTGCTGTGGTTCGGCGCTCGACAATAGAGGATTCCGTCGCTGTGTCGATGCCCTTTGAGACGGGCTGCGGTGTACCTGCGGCTCTATCAAACAGGGAGTGGATCGTATTGAGCATCTGCCCCTTGTCATTAGGAATCCTGCCAAGGTCAAGAGCTTGAATACCCGAACCCGGTGAGTTTGCCATCCCTCTTACGGGGTGAGTAGACATGTCCGGCGCAAGAAGGATGTTATCTATCGTATCCTCATCGACAGACTCAGGGTCATAGAGAATGAGGTTCTTCATCTTCCTAATGATGTACAGATAGGAATCAAGGATCTCATTAGAGAGGGCTTGGACGTTATCAGCCCCAGCCATGACCAGCCCCGGTTTATTATACCATTCCTTCACGCCTGTCTGGAAGGACAGGATCTCAACAGGGAAGTCGTCAACTGAGGTATAGGGCCAAGGGTCTTCTCGGAGGATTTTATCGTGACCTTCGGCAAAAACAAAGAGGATATTCTCCCTACCGCTACCTGTGGGGAAGTCTCGGGCCCATATCTCATAAAGTGTTACTAAGCCAAAGTCGTCTTCTTCACTTCCCGTAGTATGAAGAGGTGCGTCCTCTGGACGTGTTGAAGATTCGAGATCCTCCGTATTGCTATAGGCAGGATTGGATCTCACATCGTCTATGCGACGGACAATCTTGAACGCAACCCATTGTGCGTCCGCTAACCCTTCTTGTGCAAGAGGGTCCATAAAGAAGTGGTCGGGTCGCCATCGTAATCCAAACGGAGCACCGTATTGGACGTTGCTTGAAGGATCGGGGTCTGCCCTCTCCTCCATCTTCTGATGGGCCTTTATGTTTACTTCTATGTTCCTCTCAACGAGGGGGTCAAAAGGTTCTGGCGTCTGAAGAAGCTTTGTCTTGATCTCGATATGTAATTCATGGTTCTGATCGTCAGTTACTGCCGTCTGCATCCCAGATAGCAATGCTTCAAGTTCCGCCTCAATATCATCGCCAAAGGAGAACTCAGGCTCCTCCACTACCTCATAGATAAGCTTATCAAGATCAGTCTTCCACCCAAGCTTCTTCACCCCATAGGGTGCAAGAAAAGCATCGAGAAGAATCCGTTCATCTTGCTGCTTCTGATTGGTTTCACGATACCAGTAGTTAAGAACACTGGAAACCACAGGTCCCCCGTCAGAGGACTCCTTTTTAAGCGGCATACTGGTAAAATGCGGGTGCCGCTCAAGAAGGTTGGAGATCGACTGATCTATCCAACCAAAGACAAGATTAGCCTTCACCCTCTGGGTGTGAGACTCTTCATGCCCGAAATCCTCCTCCCTGTCGGTGGAGGCTTCGTTCTCATACTGCTTAATAAGAACATCCGCTGCTTGGAAATAAGGCTTTAGCCGAGTTCCAGCATGGTCAATCTGTCGCGCCCAGTACTCAACGCGCTCTTTGTCACCAGTCGGGTACGCCATTGCAATCTTTCGCGAGGCATGGACTTATAACTAAGTTAAACTGCTTAATACTACCGAGTCAATATCTCAATAAATAAATTTTCAGGTAAGGATAATCTTTGTAAGCCACTTACAATTACTGTAGCTCCGTTGCGATTCTCGTAGGCTCTATTACTATTCCCGCTCCTCGATTTCGTATACGAGTCCGATTCTTACCGCGCTGCCACAAATCGCCATACGTTGTTGGGATTAAATGAGTTTGCTGCTCCTCAGCCGGTAGTAGCCCGGGGGACATCTGGTCAAGAATTCTACCAAGCAAGGACACAGCATCAATTTGATCATCATGTCCAGATATGGGGAATCGTGATAACTCATAGACAAATTCATCTAACCACGGTGCGCTTTTAGGGAGGTATACCTTACCCATAGACATACGTGCTTGGATAGACCGTGCTCTGGTTGGTTTATCTCTGGCGGAAGAGTATTGCTCCCTCCTACAGTAGACCCGGAGTTCTGACATCCTCTTTGAAAGAAACGGTCCTACTGACTTATTGATCTGCCCTGACTCCTCTGCCCACTGTAAGGGTTTATACTTCTGCATCAATCCAATCACCTCATCAATCCAAACATTGGACGCAACTTGCCCTTTCCACAAATCGAGGATGTATAAGTCGTCGTTCGGATCTACCCCGCCCACTATATGCACGGTGTAATCCCCTGTGCTATCGCTTACCGCATAGTCTGACGCTCCATATACATGCAGGTAGGGTCTGGAAGAATGGGGGTTAAAGCGGGAATTCAGGTCCCGTGGGTCGTAGTACTTGAGCCAATCAGCCTTGAAATATGCTCCTTCTTCTGTAATAGGACGCTGTTGATAGAGCGCCGACCATGATCGTGGCCCCTCTGAGGCTGTTAGAACCCTCTTTGTTTCTTCCAATACTCCTTCTGGATACCATTCTGGCCATAGGGCTTCCCCTTCTTCTCGCCCCAGAACGTCATCAGCGAAAGCCAAGGCTGGTAAATCCACCACGTCCCACTGGTCTCCTGTCTCTGATTCCATCTCTGACAGTAGTTGACCGGCAAGATCTTCGTCATGCCAGCGCGTTTGAATAACAACAATAGCCGCTTCAGGCATTCTACGCGTGTATATATCAGAACGATACCAACTCCACATTGCATCTCTTACAGTCTTGGAGTCTGCATCTGATTGGCCTCTGATAGGATCATCAATCACAATCAGGTGCCCCCCGCGCCCTGTAGGAGAACCTCCCACGCCTACAGACAGGTAAGCTCCCCCATCGGATGTATGCCAGTAGTTCGCCGCCTTGGCATCTGCAGCAAGACCCATCCCCTCAAACACGTTCTGGTATAGGGGGTTGGCACACAGGTTTCTTACCTGACGACCAAACCCCCTCGCAAGATCCGCATTATGAGAAGCTGTGATAATTTGTTGAGTAGGATTGTGCCCGAGGTACCATGCGGGGAAGTGAACTGTCCCAAGCTGGGACTTCCCATGACGAGGGGGCGCTTGAATTATCAGGCGCTTAAGATCCCCTCTGGCAACTGCCTCAAGCTTTTCAGCTATATGCCGGTGGTGCTTCCCTGCTTCATAAGCAGGTAGGGTGTATTCAATAAAAGGAATTAGACCATCTCGTGCCTCTTCTCTCTTAAGAAGCTCCGATGCTGCATCCTTTTGGCGGTCTCCCTTTGCCGGTGTTCCAGATATTTCTCCCATGTTTCTTTTTCCTCGCCTTGGCGTAGCAGTTAAGACATATCTCCATCCCTTTAATCTTGGTTCCCTGACACCTTGACGGGTCGTCGCTCTTTAGCTCCTTCTTAACAGTTACGCATCTGTCCCTGACGTCATGGGGTAATCTCTTGTACTTATTCCCATCCTTACGATGGAAATGCCTCCGCAGAGATCTACTGTCCTGATATTGCTTTGATGTATTCAACATGCTCCTCATCATCAAACAACTTCATCGTATCACCCTCTACGTCCACTCCTTCTGCAAGAAGAGAAGACTCCCACTGATCTGAAGGAGTGTTCTTTGAAATCATATATGCAAGCTTCTTCTTCTGTGCCCCCCTGATAGCCTCAGTCAGTCTCTCCTCCTGCTTCGTCGTCAGATCCAATCTCCTCTCCAGAGGAAGCAACCTCTCCAGAGCTACCGATAGCCAACGCTCCGCTGGCCAGTCCACCTGCTGTTCCAGAGTCTGTGTCCACAATAATCTCTGCTTCGACGGGCCTCCCGATGATTTTAAGGAGGTCGGCCTTTGAGAGGGCTTTGATATCGACATTATGATTTATTACACCCTCCACCTTCTTCTTGTCCGCCCACCTCTTCCTCAGCTTTGAAAGAACCCATCTTCTGTCCTCCTTGTGTTCGAGGGCGTCCTGCCACACCGCAGCCTCTAATTGATCGAGCTTCCCCTCCTCTATCAACTCCCACTCCTCTGCGAACTTCGGATTCGACTCCCTCTCCCTCTGTATTGCCCGAGGGGACTTCAACCCCGCCCTCCTCGCACTCTCTGATACATTCATAGTTTGTGCGAAATGATGCAGGAACACTTCCTGAGTCTCCCGACTGATAGGCATAGAACTCCACTCTCTTATGTAACGGACGGGGGTTTCCCGAAGACGGGTCGCGACTCGGCCCACATACGATACCAATGATAGAGGGAAGCTTCAGTAACGCCTGCGATGGCACAAAGGGTCTCTTTCTGAACTTC